GAGGATGATCGGCAGGTCGCCAGCTTCGAAGTTGTCGAGCCACGGTTGCGAGCTGGCGGTCGCTTGGCCACGCATACCATACACACCCGCATGGACGCCGGTCGTGTACTTCGGTGTGTCGCCCGAGATGTCTTGAACGTTGAGCAGGTCGCCGTCGATGTAACAGAACAGGAAGTCCCCGTTGGCTTCACACCGGACCGTGTACGTGGCGCTGGCGCTGCGAGGGTACGTGGCACTGATGTCACCGGAGGTGTAAATCTGGGTGGTCGCCCCATTGGTCATCCGGTACAGCTTCGCCTCGGTCGAAGATGTGAGGGATCGGAATACCCACGCATAGCCGTCTATCGTGGCCGTAGCAGTCGATTCACTTGCACGGACGATGACGCCCTCAAAGTTGAGGCTACTTGTCGGCTCGTCGGTCTGCGTCAAGACCTCTGCGTAATGGTGCGCCGAATCCAGCGGTTGCCCGTAGATGGCGAACGCTTCACCGATGTTGGAGAAGTCGATGACCGGGTCGGTGCCGAAGCCGTGATCATCGACCGTGAGGGCACCCGTGCCACCGACTTGGCGTGTCGTCCAGTCGGTGAGCGACGACAGGGCTGCTCCATCGGTCGCACCAGTGAAGTCCTGTGTGTAGACGGTCACGGCAACCTCGGGTTCGTCACGGGAGGCACTTCAGTAACAGGAAGGTCGCCTGCCCATCCCGGCAGATTGAGAAGCACGCCATCAGCCTTCGCCCACAGGAAGATCCCTCCTACCGTGAAGCCATCGAACGTCTTTTTCGGTTCTCCAAAGTAGTTCTCTGCCGCATTGCGCTCAGGTGGAGTGAGCGCCCGATTCATGTCTGCGGGATCGGTAGGGTCGCCAAGGTCGTACGTGTTCGCCAAGGGACCAACCACATCCCGAGCGAGCACCAGAAACTTGATGCCCGCTGCCCGCTGCTGAAGCTCGTCCGCCCAGTACGGACCGGTGATGATCACATTTGGACGGAAGTGATCTTCGACGATTGTTGTAGTGACTGTGTTGCCGTCCTCGTCGGCGTACCAGTCGGCCGGGTCGAGATCGACGAGAAGCGACGTGCCGCTTCCCGTACCGTTGCAGATGAAGACTCTCATCAGGTGCCTCCTCCTCCCCTACGACATCAGCAAATAAGCGCATTATGTCCCCCTCACGGGTAGAGGGGTAACGTCAGAGGTCGAAGAGACCTGATGGGTTGACAGTGACGTTGATGTCTCCACCGTTGGGCGTTACTGGGATACCAGTGATACCAGTGTCGTAGTACGCCACGAGACGCTCAGTAGCCAAAGTGTCGGTAGCTGTGATGATGAGAGCCTCAGACACGTCACCAGTGACTGCAGTGAAGACAAAGTCTGCTGCGTCAAGAGTACCGTTAGCCGTAGTGATGGTACCCAGTGTAGCGACAGCTACGTCACCAGTGCCTGCTGTCAGGTCGGTGGCTGCATCGTGAGCGGCTGAGTACGTGTAGTCAGCCAAGTCAACGAGATATGCCTTGACTGTAGCGGTATCGAAGTCAAACTCGCCCTGTAGGAGGCGCTGCTTGAATTCAGGGTAGATTGCGTTTGCCATTTAAGGTAGCTCCTGATGGGGAAGTTCGAACTTGATAACTATGATATCACACTGGAGGGGATGTGGTTCCAGCCTCTACGATCAGGGTGCCTTCGGCTAGGATACCCCAATCTCCACCAGCCTCCTGCACCAGTATGTCATAGGTGTAGTTACCTGCAGGAACTACTGCCTGGTCGCTGATATGCAGCTCCAGGGACGCACCCTCGATCGGAGAAAGGTAGCCCCTCTTCTCAGGGTCCAGTGCCCCTATTGCGGCCTCGTCTGGAGGGGTGGCGAAGAATCCTATGTCCATAACGACAGCATCATTACTGTCCTTGGCCTGCATCCTGCCATCCGCCAACCCGATGACGCTAACTCCGTCAGTGTCGAGCCAAGTGAACACCTTGCGGAAGTCCGTGTACTGTTGGTAGTTTAGGCTGAGCACGACGCCTCCAGCGTAAGGTGTGATGGTGGTGGTGGCGGAGACTGTTATGGTTCCCTCGGCAATCTTCTCAAGATCACCACGGTAGTCTCCGACAACGTCAAACGACCAGTCTCCGGGGGCCAATTGGAAAGTATCGTCGTAAGGAATGGACAGGTTGGCACCACCCTCATATGACACACTGACAGTTATCTCATAAGTCTCTGTGCCATTACGCATGAAGGCCCTGGCAGAGTTAAGCTTGCGCACACGACGAGTCCTATTGTCCTTGACAAGGATAAGGCGCTCCCATCTGTGACCCTGCTCAAGAGTGTACGACAGCTGCCTCATCATAGGGCCTTGATAACTGGGATTCCGTCAATGTAAGGGTTGGTGATAGTTAGAGCTGTACTAGAACCAGTGGAGGAAGTAGAGCCTGAGTTACCAGAAGTAGTGGTAGCACTGGCCCCACCGCTAGTACCAGAGGACCCGGTCGTAGTGGTAGTACCGGAGTGGGAATGCGACTCCGAGGACACTCCGTACGTCTGCCCTGCAGCGCCTGGGTCGTCGGACCCGCCAAACGTTGATCCTGGAATACCTACAACTAGCCTGTACACGGTGCCAGTCTCAGTAGCGGAGTAACTAGTGAACCCAAGTACTCGCGAATCCGCAGCCTTATATCCGTGGTTATGGGAGCCGCCGCCCACACTGAACGTGTGTGTGTGAGCCGGTGTGGAGTGGGTGTGCGACAGAGTATGAGTGTGACCATTTAGACCGTGAGAGTGAGCTGGCAGATTGGAGGTGGTTACGCTGACGGTGTTACTTCCGCCAGTGTTGCCTAGGCTTCCGGCAACATTACCCCTGGTAGTACGTCCTATAGAGTTGGGCAGGTTGAACGTGGTAGACCCGTCTCCTGCACCGTAGGTGGTGCCTATGGCACTGAACAACTCACTGTAGGTAGACCTGCTGACGGCAGACCCGTCCTCCACTAGGTATGCGGAGGGTACGGAGGCCGAACCTCTCCATGTAAACGACATGCCGACCGGTACATCAGAGTACTGGTTGTTCTGTGACACGGATAGCCACGCACCGTTGGCCCTCACGTACACACCGGTAGCGGTCACCCCTACACCACTGGTCACCTCTGGTGAGAGGAAGAACAACGTACCATTAGGGGCGGATGCCGGTAGTGACGAGCCCTGGTGAAGTATCCTGCTGGACACCATGGTGCGCCTGTCGGCTATATCCTTGGAGGTTACTGCAGCAGCAGCTGTTCGTAAACAAGCTGCCAACACCACGTCGGTTGCAGTGTTAACTGTACCGCCCACACTATCAACACTTACGGATGTAGGGAAGGTCGGGTTGGTGGCACTCTCTAGGCCAGGTAGTACTTGTAGGGTGGCCGTACTGCCACTGACACGGGCTACTACTAGATCAAACCTCGTGTCAGTGGGAGCAGACGGCAGGCTCAGCGAGCTAGAAGCTGCGACCGTGTAGGAGGTGCCGCCTACCACCACAGTACCGGCAGCCACAGCCACGTTGAGAGCGGACCCGTTTGAGGTAACGCCGCAGCCCTCCAGAACACCACTGACTCCATTGTTGCCCAGGATCTCGAAATCCAGGCTGTCTGGCTCGGCCTGGTCTAGGGAACTAAACGGGTTACCGCCAGTGGTCTTTGTTGAGTTAGGTACTACGACGGCCATTCAAGACTCCTGTCTCAGAGGCGACCGATTAGGTTTCCCTGCCTACGGAGGTAGTTGTAGACAGTTAACGGCAGCTCAGTCTCCACACCCTCAACTAGGTCGATCGTGTACCTACCGTACGTAAGCGTCCAGGTGTTGTTGGGGATTCCCCTCTTTGTAGTCGGAACGACTACTTCCGGCTCATCCGTCTCTACGACTGGTGCCGGTACATCCTGGGATACTTCAGGCTCAGGCGTATCCACCTCTTCCACCTCTTCTACTACTTTAGATGCTGCTGACTTGCGTGTTGCCATGGCGATATTTACTCCTGATATATGATAGGGACGCCCCAAAGGGACGCCCCTATCATATCACTCACTAGAGGGGCGTGTGCCCCAGGGTCAGGCTGCTGCCCAAGATCCGCCGAGCGTGTTGAGGAGAACACGGCTCTCGTGCGTGATCATGCCGAAGCCCCAGATGGAGTACCAGGCGAGGCCGTGCTCACGACCGAAGTCGATGACGCCACCGTCACGCAGCTCAACCGGGAGGCTGATGGCGTGGCCGAATGCGTTGTCACCGATCATGATCGCTAGGTACGACTCAGCATCCACGTCGCCACCACCGGCAGCAACGTCAACAGGCTGGGTACCGCTGAGGGTGCTCGTGTCGAGACCCTTCTCGACCTGCGTGGTCTCGATGAAGACTACGTCGTAAAGGCGTCCGATCTCACCGAGCATGAAGTTACCAGGTGCGGCGTACTTGGTTACCTCCATGAACTCAGGCCAGTCACGGAGAGCCCTGCTCTGCGATGGGTGGACGAAGCATACGTAGGTATCACCTAGGCGTGGGATGTTGTCGTTGGCGAGGACCTCAACAGCGTCCTTGACCGTAGCCGGGGCTAGGTAGCCAGGGTCGTCAGCGTCACCGACTGTACCGGTGTCGTATGGGGACACGCTGGTACGGGTGGCGGAAGCTGTACGGCCGAACACGACGTTAGGAGCAACAGCCGATCCACCGCCGAACGGCACAGCGTTCTGGTAGAGGGTGTTACGAGCCTCGATGTCCATGGACTGAGCCATGTGACGACCGAGTAGTCGGGAGGCGGAAGCCATCACGTCATCGAAGGATGCGTTGAGCAGGAACTCAGTGACGGCGACGGCCTTGCCGTGCTCCTTCACTGTGATCTGGATCTGAGATGCGCTCAGGGAGACAGGCTCCATACGCACACCTTCAGTCAGCTCTGAACCTGTCTGGTCAACAGCCAGGTTGTTGTAACGCATGAAGTTGATCGTGAGACCAGGCTGAACGCCCAACTCAGTCTTCTTCACGGCGAACTGTTCGAAACGAAGCACTGGCATCGCCTGGAACAGAATCTCCTTCGACCAGATGGTCTGGATGGCGGGAGCCAAGGCGTCTCCGCCTGCGGCAGCGTAGCCTGTTGGGTTTGCCGTAATGGCAGTTGTACCAGTGATTGCACCACCGGCTGGGCTTGGAAGAGCCATTGTTGTTATCCTCCGTGGGATACTAGGTTATGTAAAAGGATCACCCTCGTGGGCGAGCCTGTGCAAGTAGCTGTGGCCTGAGTGCTGCGTACTGCTCCATCGACATCTCTGCGATCTGCTCGCGTGTCAACGTCTGCTGCGACATCTGATTTTCCAATGGCCCTGTCGGGCTGGCCCCTGTAGTAGGGACTGCCTTTGGTCCAGCCACACGTGACTGACCCAACTGCATATCGTCTATTATAGCCGATGTTTTGTCTGCTACTGATCGAATTGCTGCATCAATGGATTCCTCAGTAGAACCCCAATTGACCAAGTCGAGAAGGTGTGGCATAAGACTGTCTCCAGCCTCAGCGATCTTCTGAGCCTTATATGCCTCTAGAGCCTGGAAAGCCCTCTCCTTTTCAAGGGTGGCCTCCTGGGCTGCGGCGTACTCCTGTAGCTCAGTAAACTTCTTGGACCAGTCCGTCTCCACCTCAGTGAGGCGCTGGTTCCACTCCTCCTCCTTCTTAGTGATGAGGTCGCGGGCCTCCATCTCCGCCTCTTCACGAGCCTTACGCTCAGCCTCCTCGGCTGCAGCGGCGGCTGCCTCCGCACTCTTCTGGGCGTCCACGTCGGTAGAGAAGGCCTCTAGCTGTGCTGCTAGCTCCTCAGCTCTCGCCTTGGCAGCATCAGCAGCTTCCTTAGCGGACTTGATCTGAGGGTACAGCTTGTCCTTCTCGTCTCTGCGAATGTCTTCGACTTCCTCAGCCGTGAACAGCTTGCCACCGCGGCCACCGTCGTCCTCTGGGGGAGGAGCGGGCACGGTTACAGTGACTCCAGGCTCGTCGTCTGGGCCGTCTCCTCCTCGGATAACGGGGAACCTGCGGCCGTTCGGCAGGACCCACTCATCTCCGATTCTTACGGGGTCAGCAAGGGGGTTGGTAATTGCAGTTGTCATAACTTGAACCTCTATGGTTGTCTTATCTGTGTCTGGAATGCTGCGACTATTTGTTAACTATGATTTGGGCATTCTTCGTTGAGGCAACCTGGCCCCGAACGCCCTCTGCGCTATTTCTCCTTCAACTTCTGGCGAGACTGGTGGTAACGCCGGAAGCCCCATACCTCCTTCTTCTGACGAAGAAGAAGATGTGGTAGGAGCGGAATTAACCGCTCCCTGTGCAGGAACTATACCAGTTGCCTGCATAACAAGTGACTCAATCTGGGCCTGTACCATCTGGAGTGCTCCAGAATCATACATTTCCTCTAGAGTCTCCTCGTAGATCTCGGTCATCTTCTCGTTAGGGAACTGCTCCCCAAACTCACGAAGAGCGCCCCTCTTAGACTGAAGCCCCATAGCCATTAGCGTTTGCTGCTCGCTCATCTTTATCAGCTGGTCTACAGGAAGTGGCTGTGGCCAATGAATCTCAGTCTGGTAAGTAACGGGGTCGAAAGGGTCCAGAATAGGAAGCTGGTCCCTATTGGGAGGGGTGGCCCTGTACGCATCCCACACCAATGACTGCGGCTCGTGTACGGCCTGTGTTCTGATGATCAGGTCGTTTATCTTCTTCAGGCCAAAGGTAAACTGCGTACGCTTCCTGGTGTACCTGTTCATCATGGGCTGGTACTGAATGGCCAAGGCCACACCTGACGTGTTGGAGATCGGCTGAGATTCTCCTAGTGCGTTCTCCGGCACCCCGGTGATTTCGTGCATCACCTTCTTGAGCATGGACATGTACTCCATAGCTCCTGCCATATCACCAGTGGATTCCAGGTTCTGTACCCTGGCCTCTTTGGGCAGACCTGCCCATACTTTCCTGGCGCTCTTTTCCAACTGAGCTGCCTTGGCACCTGTAATGATGGTGATGGGGGCGGCGTGGTAGTTGATGATGTCCGAGATCTCGGTCATCTTCTCGTTCAGCTCACGGTTCAGTGGGATGATATCCCAGATATCCGACTGACCCCAGGGGGACGAGCTGATGGACGTGTTGGTGATGTGTACTACAGGTATGATACCAATAGGGTTAGAGTACTCGTCAATCAGCTCGTCGTTTACGTACTGCTCTATGGTGTCGTCTGTGATGATCTCGGTGAACGTGTAGACCTGACGAGTGCCTTCTGGTGATGTCCCCCAGAAGCGATACTTCAGCTTGAACCTGAGCAACCTAGTCCTGTCGTGCGGGTGGTACTCGGGGAAGGCGTGGGCAGGGTTGATGGGTATTATCCTGGTTCGCCCTGGGTGCGGTATTCCAATAGAGTCCACCCAGGCGTCCTCATACGCTACCTTGACGAAGCAGTCACCAGTCACTCCGGCTAGCTGGCCCATCTCCCACAGAAGCATGTCCTTATCATTGTCAGTCTCCCATACCTTTGATAAGAGGTGAGGAATGACTGCAGAGGTGGCCTCTGGTGTTCTGAACTCCACACCTTTACCGAAGCAGAAAGCGTTGATGTAGTCAGCAAGTACACGAGTGTAGTTAAGCGTTATCTGCGGCTCACCCATCTCACGACGCTGAGCGTGGTGGTGACCGAGATACCAAGCCCAAGCAGCTGCGTAGCGGTTCAACCTGGGCCCGTGTACCTCAAACTCCTCATCGGCCAGCTCGACCAGACCAAGAGGGCTGATGGATACGGTAAGGTCAGATGTCGAAGCCCTATGGGAAGGGGACCAGAAATCAACGGGCATGCAGTGCTCCCTGTCGTGGGACAGTCATAACACAATGATAACAGGTGTAGGTCACGGCGTTCCAGCAGTATCTAATCTGATACTACCCTTATCACGTAGCCGACTGCGATTCCAGGTTCCACAATCGTTACAACGGAATCTCTGGTAGCGGGTAGCAGGCGTGCAGTAATACCCTCGTCTTTGGATGTGGGTGCTGCCACAGTTCTTGCAAGAGAAAGATGTCGATGTGTACAGACCTACGTGTGGGTGGTATTTGTCCCACGGACGAAGCTTGTAGTACACCTCTTCTGTGATCTTAATGTCACCGATGTTGTACTGCTTCATCTTCTTCCAAGCAGCAGGGTCACCGGCCAAGCAGGACCTCCACAAAGAAAACCCCTCGTGCTTTACCTTCTGCCCCACCCCAAGGGCCTGGGAGATGTAGTCAAGCTTATTGCTGGGGAACTTAAACCTGGACTTGGCGATAGTGAGTAAGTCGATGTCCTTGTGCGGGGAGGGCGGAGCCAGTCCCGCTAATAGGAACTCCCTGTTCAAGTGCTTCATGTCGAACGACTTGCCATTGAAGTGGATGACGGCGTCAGACTCGTCTATAAGCCTCCACGCCGCTTCTATCATCTCCTGGTACCCGTCGTGGTGCACCGAGTAGAAGCGGACCTTGCTAGGAGGGTCCCCAAGCCACTTAGCTGCAAAACAAAGTACAGTCCCAGCGTCTACCAACTGGCCGTTAGTGGGTTGGATGTTCTGGTCCCATAGACCCCACACGTACGCCAGGTTAGGACCAGTCTCGATGTCAAGCACGAGGGCCTTGAAGTCTGCAGCCACACCCCTAGGGTTGGACAGGTCGTCGGTATGATACACACTACTGCTCACGGTCGCCTCCTAGTGGTGGTGCCTTGAGGCACACTCGTTGTACACTATACCCAGTAATAGGGATGATACCAATCAGAACTCTATACCAAGGTCCTTAGCGGTCTTAGAGCGTCTCACACCACGAGACTCGCCCCATACATTCTTAGTTCGGATCTCCCCATTTCGACCGGTTCCAGGCTCAAGCATACCGGAGTGTGGGTTCTCCTGCTGGTTGGGGCCTCGCTGCCCCACCCAAGTGCGTGCCTGGTCGTTAGGAGCCAGCTCTCCGTGCTTTATGGCAACACGAACACCGGTCATGGCGGCCACGTCGTACACGCCCTTGCGGTCCTCTAGTACCTTGGACCCGCCAAGACCTGCAGCGTTAGCGTCGTGGCGGTCCACCGTGAACGAACTAGCAGCGACACGCCTAGCAGCCACCTCAGGGTGAGACAGATCCAAGCTAGCCCTGAAGTTACCACTCTTCTGAGACTGGTGTGACCTAATAAGAGTGGGGTCTGTAGCGTCGTTACCATAGTCCCAATGGGTACCTGCGGCCTTGGCACCCATCTCGGGGAGCCCACCATCCTTAGTAGGCATGTCGTGGCCAATTGCCTCAGCCTCGGACTTGCTCACATACGGACGTGACACCTCAGCTGCGGTAACTACGTTTCGCGCGTGCTCCAGGTTGGGGAAGGTATGGTCCTGTGACCCGTGGGTACCCTTGTCCCAAGCAGACTGAGGAGAAGTAGTAGCCACAGCCCTAGTCATGGCACCGTGCGACACGTTTGCCCGTGCAGCAGACTCTGCGATCTTGTCCCAGGCCTCTCCTCTACCGGGAGCGTCTGCGGTGTGGTTCCCTTGACCGTCAGTGCCGGAGTACCAAGACTGGTTATCCGCTTTGCTACGAGCAGCTACACGGTCCTCCATCATCTCTGCAGTAGTGCCGCCGCCTCGGTACGTGCCGGATTCTATCCTGCCCTGCTTGGCGCTCTTTAG